CGAGCCAAAGCACTTCCGGGATTCCCGCTACCAGCGGCAGTAGATGATCGTGGTTGCCGCGCCCACTTCCCCCGCACTCCGTACCCCAGTTGTCCGCGATGATGACCTTGCGGGGCTTGCACGCCGCCAGCACTACCTTCAGGCTGTCACCCTCCCGGCACCCGATCTCCAGGTAGACCTCGGGAGGGAACCACTTCGCAAGGTGGGACAGCATCCGGTAGCAGGGATGATCTTCGTATCGGTCGGGCATGTCAGGCTCCCGTGTAGGTGTAGATGCTGGACATTGGATCGTTATATTTCACGCGGAACCGCACCTGTACCGTCACGGCAATCTGGCCGTCGTGCGCCGTGGTGTCCGCGTCCACGCCACGCCGGGCGTCGAGCAGTGTGTCCTCAGCCCAGCCGCCGCGTGTCTGGCCGCCGGGGTTCTCACCATGCTTCACCGTATCGCCGCGGGCCTTCGTCAGAATCACTTCCACGTCGGACGCCAGCGAGTTCAGCCGGGCGTCGATGTCCACCGTCGATTCCTCGGGCTCCACGACCATGCAGATCACGTGGAAGTCCTGGAGGAACTGCAAATACGTTTCCGGGCAGTCCTCTTCCTTCGTCGCGTCGCCCTGGAGCACCACCAGCCGCAGGTCCACCGTGTCATTGCCCAGGCCGGGGTTCGGCGTGACAACATCGGTCACGGTGTTCTGGAACCCGTTCGCCGTGGTGAACGCGCCCGAGGGGCCGCTGCCCTTCAAGGTCGATACGATGTCCTGGCGGATTCGTTCCAAGACGCTGTTGGTGGGTGCGCTCATGCTTTCGCCGCCTTCATCACTTCGTACCGGACCTCGTGGTCCATATTCTTCTTCATGTTATCGGCCATCTCTTCCCGCGTGGCCGGAACGGCGCCGGGGATGCTTCGCATGAGTTCCTGCTGCGTCATGCCCTTCACCGCCCGGATGACTTCCCGCCGCTTTCCGACGTAGCGACCCTTCTTCATAATCCGAAAGATTCCGATCCGCTGAAAGACCTGGGGGGCGCCCTTGTTGATCGTCGCCGCAATGAAGGCGTGAGGCTCTTCGCCTATCGTGGTCGTAACTCCCACCGCCGTCTGCTTCGCGCCGAAGTGCATCAGCGAGATGCCCCGGCTCTTGATCTTCAGTTGAGCCGCCGACCATTTGCCCGACGCGCGGTTGACGTAAATCTGTTTCTTCACGTCAGCGGCCTTGATCCCACCGCCCACTTCCTTGATATGCTTCTGGAGGATACGAGCGACTGACACCTTTCCGCTTGCCGCCGTCTTGTTCGCCGCCCGGACGCCCGCCCGCCCCAGCGCGCCGGGCAGACCGTCCAGCACGCGCCGGGCCGCGTCGAATGATTCCTTGTCCGCGATGGTCTCGATTTCGGGCATTAGATTTCCAGCGTCAGGCAGCCGGGGTCGTTCGGCTCCGCGTCTTTGGACAGATGAATCCGGTGGGTTTCGATTGTGCCACCGATCCGCAGGGCCAGCGTCACCGTGTCGCCGCCCGTGTTCATTGTCGCGGAGGATATGCCGGCCGGGGGAGCGGCGTTCGCCACTACGATAATCGCCCGCGGCTGAACGTCCTGATTCGTCGATGGGTTGTGGATCGGCGTCATTCGCCGTACCACGGCGGGGATGTAAACCAGCCGGCCGCCCAAGGGGGTGTAGCCGATCCTCTCCGCGAAGCCGTCCGTGTCCATCATGTTCACCGCGTCGTCAGTCATTTGATCGTCGAGCAGGCCCATATCGCACTCCGAAAGAAACAAGGCCGCCCGGCAATCGGACGGCCTTGAAAGTGTCTCGTTCGCCGGTGGGTTAGATTCCGGTCAGCAGATACCCGGCGGTCGGCAGGATCACCTGCTCGTCCACGTCCATGCGAACACGGACGATGTTCGACCGCACCGTTTCGTCGCGGTAGGTTTCGACCGTGCCGTTCTCGCTCGACCCGTCCTCGCTCCAGTGGAACGTGCGGCCCAGGCAAGCCTCTCGGAAGTCGCCGCTCGTCGCGGCCTTCGCCAGCAGGAACTTCGTGTCGGTCCACATCGAGGCGCCCGCAAACACCTGGCCTTCCTTCGCGCTGTTCGTCACCGAGCCGGCGACGACCAGCTCCAGGCCGAAGAGTTCCGAGATGATGCTTCGCGCCGTGTTGGCCGCCATTGCGGGGTCGGCCAGGCCGGAGTACTTGATCTGGCTCTGGATGCTCGCGTTGCGGCGCAGGTTCCAGAAGCGGGCGTAGCTGATGACGCCGATATTCGGCTTCAGGCCGGAAGCCAGCCACATGAGATTGCTGGCGATGGCAACGTCCGTCACCGGGTCCGAGGTTCCCTGGAGCGTCCAGGCCAGGCCGGAAGCCCCGCCGGTGGTCGTGGTGAAGCTGCCAGCGCCTTGGACGCCGTAGTTGCCCAGCGCGGAGGTGAAGTTGTTCGTCGCGTCGGTCGCAATGGCGATGACGCGGGCCTCACGGTTGCGGAGAATGATGTTCCGACGACGGCGGGCCGCGTAGCTCTCCGCGTCGAAGTAGTTCCGGTACATCTTCGCCTCGCGGTCGTCAACGGGCTCCTCGCCGCCGTGCTCCTGGCAATGGAACGTCAACGGCTTGAACGTGCCGCTGCCGCGGTCGTACGCGCCGCCGGGGCTGCGCGCGTCCTGGGAGTTCTTGACCATTTCCTCGGGCGGGAAGAAGCCGTAGTTTCCCTGGGCCTCGCCCACCGGGATGAACGGAAGAATCTTGGAGGCGACGAAGCCGGCCTCCTGCTCCGCGAGGTCGAACGCCTCAAACGAGGCCGCAAGGTCGGGTCGCAGGGTCGCAAGACTGGTTGATGGTGTCACTGCCATGATCGAAACTCCTGTTCAGTTTTCAGTTGCTCTCCGTCCGTCGCTTACAGCGGCAGGACTTCGATGATGTCGTTGTTGGCCGTGGACGCTTCCAGGGCATAGCCCACCAGCAGGGCGCCGCTGGCCTGGGACGCGGAAATCTTCCCGCTGGCCGCCGAGTACACCGGGGTAGCTGACGATGCGTTCAGGGTCACGGCGTCCGCGCACACCATGCGATTGGTACCCTGCGCGCTGGCCAGGCGAACGTCCACCGTGCCATTCACAGTGTTGCCCTGGGGGGCGGTTGCCGTGAAAGCGTCGCGGGTGGTCACGCCGATATGCACGTCGGTAACGCCGGCAACGATGACGGTGGGGGTGCCGTCCGCGCCGAGGGTGCTCGTCGGCTTCACGCGCAGAAACTTGCCGATGCTCACTGTGATCGGGAAACTCTTGTGGCCGCTTTCAACATACTGTGACATTTTCGCATCTCCGGTTGGTCCCAGCAAAAAAGCGAAACGCGCCGCCGTTAACGGTACGTTTCGCTCTTGGTTTTTGGCCCGCTGCGGGGATCAAGCCGCAACTTCGCCGGGATATTCACTTTTCAAAACTGCTTCTGTTCCAATGTAGGGTCGGCGGGACTATTTCCCGCTGATGCCCTGAGCGACCGGGAAAGACTTCTTCCACGATTCGTACAGGTCTGGGTGAGCGGAGATCATCTGGCTGATGGCCTCACGCTTCGCCATTTTCGGGTGCGACTTCAGGTGCTCTTCGACGGTCTGCATGAACGTAGCTTGAACGTTGTCCACGGTTTTCTCCTTCAGTTCCACGGGCGTCTGGCCGTCACTGGCCGACACGCCGAATTTCTCACGAATCTTGTCCGCGTCTTGGATCGCCTGAGCGTTCGCCTGCTGCGCCTGCTCCAGTGTGTGGCCGGCGGTGTACTCCGCAATGGCCAGGGCCTGGGGGATGCCGGCCGCAATCATCTGCGCCAACAATTCCCGGCTCTTCATTTCGATCTTGATCCGGTTCGCGTTCTGGGCGGCCGCTTCCATCACGTTCTTGTCGGTGTCGGCCTCGAACTTCGTCAGGAACTGCTCGAAGCTCATCACGCCGTCCACGAGGCCTGCGGTTACGGCCTTGGCGCCGATGTACACGCCCGCCTTCGTCACGTCGGCGAATTGCTCATCGGAAAGTTCGCGCGAGGTTTTCACGGCCTGGACGAATGTGGTGTTGGTCTCATCGACGATGGACTGGAAATACGATTTCTGCTCGTCCGTGATCTCGGTCCCGTCCATGCCCGCGCCTTTGTGGACGCCAGTGCCGATGGCCATGACCTTGATGCCGTCGAGCTTGTACGCGCCCGAGGTGTCCTTGAGCATAACGAGCGTTCCGACGCTGCCGATCATGGCGGTGGGGGTGCAGGCGATATAGCTCGCGTTCGTCGCGGCGAAGTAGGCCGCGCTCGCCATGCAGTCGTCACCGTAGGCCCAGAGGGGCTTCTTGCTCGCGCCGACTTCCTGCATAAGTTCGTAGGTGCCCGCGCAGGTGCCGCCGGGGGAGTCGATTTTCAGGGCGATGCGAGTCACCGCGTCGTCCGCGTTCGCCTTGCGGATCGCGTTCTGGCTCATAACTGTGGACGCGCCGCCGATGACCGACTGGAAACTCGTGGGGTACTTCGTAATCGGGCCGCTCATCGTGATGATCGCGGTGTCGCCGTGCATTTCGTATGCCTGCGGTTCAGCATCATCGACGCCGACCGGGGCGGCCTGGTGGAGCGACAGGGCGGACTGCTCCTCCTCGCCAAGCCCT